CACGTCTTGGTCGCTTTGCGCGACATTGGTTGGGTATGTGGCTCGCAACAGAACATCCACTCGGAATTGGGCCGCTCGAATTTGGTCCGATGTTCGGTGAAGACACGCACAATATATGGCTGAAAGCCGTGCTTGATTATGGCTGGATAGGCTTTGTGAGCTTTATGATCCTCACCTTCCTGACATTGGCAATCGGTTTTAAACTGTTGTTCAGAAACCGACCCTGGCAGCCTTTTCTGCTCTGCGCTTATGCAACCTATCTCGGTCATGTGCTTATCGGCAACGTGATCGACACCGATCACTGGCGGCATTTCTATCTGCTATTCGGCATCATATGGGGATGTGCAGGGCTTGAGCATAAATATCAGCGCAATAATGCTGTATTATTGAATGGAAAAACGCATTGCAGCTCGTGATCTATACCGCGGCAGCCTTGTTCGAAATCGCCGGGTGCTTTTCCTTCTGGGCGTGGCTTAAACTCGACAAATCTCCGCTCTGGCTCGTTCCGGGTTTGATCTGCCTTGCTCTTTTTGCCTATTTTCTCACACTCATTGAGAGTGATAGCGCCGGTCGTGCCTATGCTGCCTATGGCGGCATCTACGTCATCGCATCCATATTATGGATCTGGGCGGCAGAAGGCATGCGCCCAGACCGTTGGGATATGATCGGGGCTGCAACCGCGTTTGTCGGTACGTGCATCATTTTGTTCACGCCGCGGACATGAGTGGATTATGAGATCTTGCTGAACTCAACAACGAAGTCACGGATGCCAGAAGCCAGAAATTGAACGGCCACACACGTCAGAAGAAAGCCCATGATTTTCGTGACTGCCTGCATTCCGTGATCACCAAGCACCTTCTCAATCCAGCCTGCCGACGACAGCGCAATATATGCAATAGCGACCATAATCGCGATACCGATGGCGATGACGACATGCCCAAGAATGCTGTGATCAGCCGGAATTTGGGACGAAAAGCCCATCACAACCGCAATTGAGCCGGGACCGGCAAGGCTTGGCATTGCCAGCGGAGAGAACGAGTAATCCAGATCAGCCTTTTTAATATCGGCCGGTGCTGCATCCACTTCCGATGATGTGTCTTCGCCTGAAAAAATCATGCGAAGTGCCAAAATCATAATGATAATTCCACCAGCAACGCGAATTCCCGGTAAAGATATACTGAAAAGCGCGATAATCCCGTTACCCAACATCATGAAAACGACGAGAATCGCGAAAGCATAAATGCAGGTTTTTCGTGCTTGCGCACGCTTGTGCTCTGGACTCATCCGGTTCGTCAGCGACATGTACAAAGGAATGGTCGTCAGGGGATTCATGATCGGTAAAAGCCCTATCACGACAAGCGATACATATTTCACTATTTCAGCCGATAAGTTCATTTGGCAAGCCTTATAGATCAAACGTTTTTCAATGACACAAACAATGATTTTTATAGCAAGCTAGCAATAAATAACATGCGTTGATTTTCAATTTTATTGTGAGCACACAAGTATGATTGATCCACTGCTAAAAAAGCGTTTAACTGACATTGTTTTAGAAGCAGCGAATTTTCATAATAATCTTTGAGAAGTTTATCTGAATATTTTTATCAAAACGGGATCGTTAACCGCCCCTTGTACGATCTTCGCCAAAAATAGTAAGCACTAATTGCCCCTGTTACGACAGGGGCATTTTTTATTCATGCGCCCGTCAAAGGCACATAAGAAACAAGCATCAATATTTGTATTTATTTTAGAAAAATGGTCGGAGCGGCGGGATTCGAACCCACGACCCCTTGACCCCCAGTCAAGTGCGCTACCGGGCTGCGCTACGCTCCGGACCATGAAAAAGCCCTAAGATATAAAGGCTTAAACTGCAAGCCCCAAAAATTAGAAAAAAGAACAAACTGAACACAGATGTATGATTCGTGGCGCGCCGGAACAAAAAACGCCACGAGAATTGCCACGGAGGTTCTTTTTATGTTCTCAAGCTACTTTCGTGAATTGACTCTTACACCGACTGCGGAACAATAAGGGAACAAATAGACACGCCGGGCGGCGAGTGTGTCTGCTTTTTAATGGAGCAGAGCGATGAATGCAGTTGAACAAGAGAACGAATATGACGACGAAATTGAAATGGTGCTCGCCTACCACAAAGACGATGTAAGGGCAGCGATTAAATCCCTGCTGAAAGACCGCGATTTTCTCGTCAAAGAGATCGAGTACGCCAGCCTTGCAATGTCTATGGGCTTTTCCCGCGGATGGAAGCCGACAGTCATAAAATGAAAACTGCCCTTCGGAGCCTTCGATATACGAATGTCGTTCGCTTCACCTGCGGTAAATGCGGACATCACCATGAAAAGACCGCGCCATTAATGGCAGCACGATTCGGGGAATGGCGCACGCTGGAGGAGCTTGAGAAAAAGCTGGTCTGCACAAAGTGCGGCAATCGTCAGGGCAACTTTGTCAGCTATGGGAACCCCGACAGATGATGAAACTCAAGTGGAGGCGCACCGTTATAGGCGGGCAAACGGCTCCCCATGATTTCATGGCTTACTGCGAAGGCGGAAATTTCGCACGAGTTATGATGAACGAATACGGCCCGAGCGCTGGCACATGGGGCTGGTATCTCAGTGGTTCACGCAATCCGTTTTACAATCTGCCCTATGGGACGTGTGATACCAAGAAAGAAACGATAGAAATAGTCCTGAGAATGTTCGACACTTTGCAGGAGCGTGGCGAATTAGCTTTCCACCCGCCGCCGCCAAAGCGCTTATCTGTGTCCGATCTGGATTGATTGAATCGCCGCCCTACTTTGTTTGCAAAGAGGAGCGCGCAATGAACGGACCAAAGCACGAAGGCAAATATCCAGATCGAAATCTCGAATGTGAGAGTGAAATGGCCGCAAGGGTCGTTGATGCTTTGGACGAGGCGGAAGCGGCAGGCTGGGACCGAGTGGAAGCAGCGAAGGCAATGATTAGAGCCGCGAAAAGCGTTTACATGGGTGAGAGCGGAACAGACCCGAACGAATAATGCGTACACCTTTGCGCGTGTACGATGGAACCTATAATCACCCTATAACTTATCTTATTGTTACCCTATTGCGTGTATATACAGCGTGAACTATGTTGTGTTTATCACAACGATCCCTGTGAAGGAGAGCGAAGTGAAACTGGGGGTTTAAAAAAATGGCAGTTGGCGGATTCATTCTTAAGAACAGACATAGCTTTGGCTCGGCCTTGAGATTCGCACGACTTTTCTTGGTTGTTGCAATGTTGGCCGTCGGATTAATGGAAATGTTTTCCTTAATGACGCAGCCTGGTTTTCAGATTGGTATTGCTACTGTAGCGGGAGCTATAGTGGCTTTGGTGGCAAAAAGTATCCATCTAGTCTGAGCCTGAAGCCCGTATGCTTCCTCCGAATACAATTACTTTCATCGGAATTTTTGGTGGCTTGGCGCTGGCGGCTTTGCTTTGGATTTTTGCGTGTTTTGTGTGCAAAAGATTCATTGCGCCATCTGGTACAACCAATCATGTTGCTGCGTTAGTCGGCAACACGATGTCAATCTGCACCATAGGTTGCTTCTTGTATAACTTAGGATATTTCGTTTACACGCAAATGAAATATCCTAACTCACATGACTTTTTGCAGAAGAACGCGCTCGATGTATCAGGCAATGAATCTCTGGTTTTTTTCGCACTGCTTTACGCGATGCTGACATTTCTTGTTCACACTACTCGCGCAGTAATCGCTCTCGGAAAATAATCACTTCTTATCCTGCGCTAGCACTGCAAGCACTTGATCGAGCCGCTTGTTTGTCTCTTTGGCGCTGTCGCGGGTTTCGTCCTTAAGTTCCTTCATGCCTTCTCGTAGTTGGCTGACGTGTCCGTCCAGGTCAACACGGCGCACATAGTCATCACGGGTGCGGTTAATTCTTTCGTGCAGGGCGTCGTCGCCAGATTTCATAGAAGCTGACAAAGATCGGAACGCAGCTATTAATGCGCCGCCGAAAAATATGCACAGCGTGATCGAAGTTCCGATCAGCCATTTAATGTCCTCCCCCATTACCAGCAGCCCCGCGAATTACCGAATTGATTGTGTGACGCAATGCCCTGCCCGGCTTTCAAATCATTGCCAGCCAGATAGAGCGCTGTGTCAGGCTTAAGGCTTATTTGCTTCCAACCCGCGCACGGTGAGGTCGTCGCACTGCAACCCGCCGCCAAGCTGCTTGCACAAAGCAACAGCATCCATGTTGATAACTTCCTCATCTATATCCGCCCTCTTTTGGATTGCTTTTGCGGTCGCCTTGGCCGCATCAATTGCCGCGTCCTGTCGTCCGTCATGCTTGCCGAGCCAATAAAGACCCAGACCCACAAGACAGAGGCCGAGAACCGCCGCCACGCGCCAGTTATTAACGAACCAGAGCATTGCTGTTTTCCTCGACCGTTTCTTTGAGCGTCTGATTGGCCTTGTTGATCTTACGGCGATCAAACAGCCACCAGCCGAAAACAATCACATTGACCAAGATGCCGATGAGCGCATCTGCGCCAGCATCATCAAGCCAACCGCGAGCGATGAGAAAGCCGCCTGCGATTTGCAGTATCTGCCGGATAACCGGAATGAGCAGAGCAATGTCCATCACTTGCCCTTTCCAAAGAATGCAAAGATTGCGTTGAAGAAGTCGGCCCAAATGTTCGTTGATGGCTTGGAAATTGGATCTTCGATTTCAGGCTGAGGTTCAGGCTTGGTGCTGACAGCCGTCTTAATCTTATCGAGAACAGCCTCAATCTTTGCTGGCGTGACCAGTGCTTTGTTCAGTGGGTCGCCTGTGTAATAGCTTTGACCGCGTGTTAGCTGCCGGTGAGCGCCTTTCACGGCAGCAAGAACCGGGAATGAAGCCCACTCCTGCGCGAGGCGTTTTCCGAACTCAGTTCGGCTGATCTTGCCACCGATGAAATCGTTATACCCGCGTCGAATGAGCAGGTGATAGCCGAGACGATCTTGCAAATCAGGGTCAAAGACCTGCGTACCGCGCAAGCCAAGCTCCTGAGCCAATCCTTGCAGCGTGGCGCGCATGAACTGATAACGGCCCGAAGCCGACGATTTGAAGCGTTTCGTGAAGGAAGCCTGCGCGTCGATCAGTTCACCAAGTGTCATACTGGTGATCTGCTTTGGCAACTTTCCCTGATTGTGACCATAGATCACGTCATATGATGCGCGGCCTGTGCTTCCGACTTCCGTCTGTGCGATGAAGTCGAGCAGAAGCGCCGCGCCTGCTGGCACGGTTCTGTCCATTGTGTTTTCCTGATTTTATGGGATGATGATCGGGCGCTTTGATGCTCCTGTATCGTTCAAAGCACAGAGCCCCGGTTCAGCCCCCGCTGCCGGGGCTTTTCTTTTTCAACTAATGCGCTAAATCTGCTGAGTGCGAAGACAGCCCGCAACTCTGTCAACGCCTAGCCCCGGATCGCCCGCCAGCATCCGGGGTTTTCTTTATGGATCAATTCACCCAGCTAAGCGTTATCGGATCGTACCATTTAGGAATGGAGCGGTTGTCCGATGAGTTATTTTGAGATTTTCTTTTATTGTTTGAGCTTCGTGCTAGCTTGCGGTTTTGTCGTGCACATGGCCGCCACGCTGATTATCTCGAACTTGGAAGATGACAGCGATGATCTTTTTCCTGCTGAAATAACTGGGATATTGCCGCGAGAGCGAAAGACGCTCTCAAAGCATCGTAGAACCAGTCGCCGTGTGGTTCACTATCACACTACGGCTGCTTAATTCCCGGTGAAATTATCTAAGGATACGAGCATAATATCCTCCTGAGGGCACCACGTAAAAGGAGCGCCCCATTCACGGGGAAGGTTCATCGCCCATTGACCGGCATATTGCAGTCCATCTTCGATAATCCAAAGAGCCTCGAATATGCCTTCTCGACCGATGAATTCGGACATGCCGGGTTTGAGGTCATTCGTTTTGACTGGTTGAAACACGGCTCTATACTGCTGGTACGGTTCAATCGGCATCACGAAATCCCGTGCGTTCTCGCCAAGTATTCGTAATACATCTCAATTTCATAGTCGCTGAATGCAGTGGCAAAAACGAATACGTCTGCAACTGACCCATCAAGGCCCTTTCCGCTATCGGAAGTGGTGTTACCGTTGCCGCCGATATGCAAAGCACCGTTTGAGTTTGTTCCCAAATTAACGGTAGTGGTCGGGCGAGTACCGGCTTTAATTTTCGAGTTTACGCCGTTCGCTACCATGATTGATACGTTCCAGCCCAGAGGATCCGGTTGCGTCCACGAAACTTCCACGCCCGCGCTGTAAGCGATCACCCCATCGATATTATCAGACGGACGCATATTGGCGAGATAGTCAGTCGTACCGCCAATAATACGAGCGCGGGTATTATTGGAGAACGCGTTCACCTTCGCGACAGTAATGTATGTCAGAGGCTGAGGCCATGGGTTGGGAAGAACGCCCTGACCGTTAACATTGCTGATCTGGTGATCTTTATTCATCACCATGCAGGGCCTGCCAGCCGGTGTACCGTCCAGATCAACCGCGGGAAATTGCCAACTACCGTTTTGGCCGAAAGACCGTTTTAGTAGCTCTGCGTGTCCTTCGGATACGATTGGGCCAGTCGGGGCTCCATCGGCATGATCTGCCAACAACCGATGCGACTGGAAATCAATCAGCAGATCTTCACGCGCAAACAGAAGGTTCGGAGTGCGGCGATCCGGGTTCGTCATAACGCCGGGGGTTTTAAGTTGCAAAGCTTGAGCCATATGAGTGTTCCTTAATACCAGTTAAGAGCAGTTGTGAGGTGCGGCTTGATGAGATTTGATACGATCACCGCCGATGCTTCAGTTGTGAAATGACCTGCATCCGCTCCAAGAGACGGCGGCAAATTGCGCAACGCCATTTCTGCAAGATCAGTTGAGTTTGGCGTCAGACCGAGGAGTGCCCATATTGGGCCGCCCGTATTCGATGACCCAAAAATGAACGGTTCAATGTCAATGAACAAAGGCCCATATCGGTTTTGATGTGCCACATTAACCTGATTGGTTCTATCCCGGACGGAAGATACCGCAGGTGTGCCGGTATTGTGGAAATGCCCCCGGACGACCACGCGTTTTACCAATGGGGTGAAGTGATCGAAGCATGCATCTGTTCGAGCAATAACGCCTTCGGCGCTCATGCCAGCAGTAAGATCATTCTTGCCGGTTGAGATGACGCCAACGCCGCCACGATAAGTTTCGACAGTCGATGGGAGATGCGGCACTTCACCAGACAGAGGAACAGCGCTCCCTGCGGTTGTTCGCGTCCAGGTCCAATCTGAACCAGAAGTCACAAGGCTACCCGCCACTCCGGTGACTGTACCGAGAATAGCAGGCATTCCGCTCAATGTGGTCACGTTGCTACATGTGACAGTGACTGTTCCACTTGCAGGAATTTGATTGCCGGGGAACGTCAGCAGCGCGGGAATGGCACCAAGCTTTGCTGCCGTATGCGTCGAGCGCTCGCCTGACCATGCACCGTTATAGTACGACGCGCCAAGCTCGCTCGCCATTTCTGCAAACTGGAAACGTGCACGGTACATACCGCTCGATCCCCAGCCGGACATAACAGTCATATCGGCCATTGCAGGGATCAAACCACCGGCGCCGTCAGAAACGCGGTCGTTATGTGAAAGCCCGACACCGCCGCCTGCCTCTGCCAGATATGGCTGCAATGCCTCCGCCACCTGGGGATACATCCAAGACGGCCATTTCCCATCCGAAGCGCGAAGACAGCTCCAATCAAGGTTCCCAGCCTCATCACCCCCAACCCTACGATATCCGGGCAGATTGATAAATAACGGCAACCAGCCAAGTTCTTCAATCCGCTCCCGTATCACATCGCGTGAGTAATCAGTCGGTTTTCCATCCGATAAGCGCGCAGCTATGAAGGTCGAATTGAACAAATCGTCGGTGATAGCGGCCAGAATACCGGGTAGGCTAATAATTCTGACCATCGCTTCTCTCACCGCAATTTCCTGATTTATCTTAGTATCCACAGCGGGCAGTGTGGCATCACTCTTCTTGACGAGAACGCCCGCTTCCTTGACGTAAAATCCGTTATTTCCAGCATCAGCGAAGATGTTCACGCCGCCGTTGTTTGGAATATTGGCTAGGTCAGCGTTTGCTTGCGCAAGCGTGTCGTAGTTGTGCAGGCTGGTTGCGGCTGCGACGGCTGCGTTTTTTGCGTTATTCGCGATTATTGCGTCCGAGTATGCCGTTAATGCCGATGCCCGAGCATTAGCATCTGACTGTACCGCCGTATTCTTTGCGCCAACAGCTTCATCTCGTGCTTCTGTTGCCTCAATTACCGCGACCGCAATGTCACCCTCTCCGACTGGAGCATTGATATAGCCTGTGCTGTCTTTATTCCCAACGAGAGCCTTGCCGCGCTCCGGCAATGGGAGAGGTTGGATGTTGCTCACCGCACTACCTGCAGGGAACTTAAGTGACCTCTCCGCTAATTTGCGGGTGTCCTGATTACCCATCGTAAGGCGATCAAGTTGTAATTCAACGCTAGGGGCATCGTTCTTTTGATTGTTTGCGAGGCCTACCGTCTGCTTAGCTTGCGTCATGCGATATCGCACAACCTTGTTGGGGGCCTGAGGTGCGGCAACAAACGAAACTGTTCCGCCGTTAGGCCATGAGGTGCCAGCGATGGTGTAATGTGTATTAAGTATCTGGCGCGTTTCTATCCCTTTATCATCCCGCAAGAAGACAACGACCTCATCTTTCTGCATGAAACGTTTGGGATACGAGAAGTCTTTCGTCACGCCGTTGGCGTCAGAGATGTACTCAAGCTGATCTGGGACGGGTACTGTCATTTGATCGTTCCTCAACGAAAAAAGCCGCCTCAATGGGCGGCTAAAACAATGGACTTCATCCCTCGACTCAGCTTTTGCTGGGCTTCTGTCATTTCGGGAGGGTTTAATGGCTGGGGATTCACATTGGGCTGCGCATAACGCGCATCAGTTTTTGGATCGTGCGATCTTAATCATGCTGATAAAGTCAGGAGTGCTTTCAAAAGAGACCGTTGTTTCTTTTTTGAGAGATCAAGCGAGACAATTAACTGACAGTGAGCACGACGACGAGGCGAAGGTGATCCGGGATTTTGTCGATGTTCTGGAAGCTTCTCTGGCCGAACCAGACAGCCCATCGCATCACTGAACATTTTGGCAGCCAAAGCAGCGGTGTTGTCTAGTATCTCTGATTGACCGTTTACGTGCGTCTTCATGCGAGGCTCCAAAGAAAAAGGCCCCGCGCGATGCAGGGCCTTGTTTGAATTCTGATTTTTTGGTGTTAGTGGTTGGGTGTGCCGGGGTGGCACTGAGGGGAAAATATGTCGGTCTTGTTTGCTCTTTTCGTCGCGCAGCTTTTGGACCCGGTTCGCATCATTTTGGCATTTGCGGCCACTTACTGGGCATTTAAAACGGCTGGGCGCGGCAGGCGCTTCACTCCATTATCCATTGCCATTCTCGCAGTAGCAGCCTTGATGTCTTTTCTACTATCTATAATGTCGTCCCATGTAGACGCAAACAGGGCAGCGATTTCATTCGTCTGTGGATTGTTTTCTACAGGAGTGATCGTTGGTATTGCAGCTCTGCTGTATGAGAAAGTCTTTAAATTATAATCAGCACTCAGACGCGAAGCGCCCGTAATGCCTGCATTCGCCAGACAAACGGCTTTTTGGGCTTACGGAGCATGAGGCGGCGAACAAGGCGAGAGCGATTACCCCGCCAGTGAGTATCTTCCAGCCCTTGGCTTGATCGAACCCGATCCACGCGAAAATGAAACCGGCGGCGGCTCCGATGAATAAAAGGAATTGCAACAGCACTCAGTCTTTCCTTGTCTCAGGTAAATTCATCGCATCGCCAGTTGCAGATTCTACCTGATCAATAAGTCCTCGAATATAGAAAATATTCTGGAAAGGCAGCAATTGCCGCATTTTCCTCAGGTCTGGTTTTGTGGAATCGCCCGCGAACACTGAACCGCTCACTTGGAAAATGTCAGATATAGCACCCGGTGTTGGCCCTAGGAATGCGCCCACAACATTTCGGCTTGCAAACCGTGATACTGGTTCACCAGTAAGTGCAGATGCTCCCACTTTGCCGCGAGTAGCCTTCTCCATTATGCCGTTAACTTCCATGAGCCAGCCAGTTAAACCTGACTTATCAATCGCTTCAATTGCCCAAACGGACGGCTTGTCCGAAACTTCACGCCCTGCTGTCATTTGCTTTGAAGCGTAAGCGAAGGCACCAAGCCCTAAGGCGACCATAATCCCCGATAACGTTTCAGCGTCTCTCTGCTGCAAACCGGCGAGAGCAATTCTCTGCATCGCGGAAATCTGAAAGCTCTTGAACTGCCCCACAGTCTTGCCGAGTTCAGTGCTCATCCAAAGCGGCTTATCCTGTCCAGGCGTTACAATGATGCGATCAACGTCACGCACAACAGCGGTGCGGAATGCTTCACGCGCAAGGCGATCATCCCACGCCCCCGCTTTTGCCAAGAGAACGCCGCTCTGGGTTTCACCGTGCTTGGAGAATTGTGCAGTGATGCGTTCGGCCATGTTTGCGTCAATGCCAGCCGCCGCAAGTTTGCGAATTTCCTTCGGGCTAGCTCCGCCCTTTGAAACTTTCTCCGCCGCACGCAAAAGATTGGTCATAACAACCATGCCGCTGAATTGCTTCATCGAAGCGTTCCAAGGAGCCATTAGCGAAACCACACCGAAGCGAGTACCGGCTGATTTAACGGCACGTTCGAATTTGCTGCCGCGTCCAAAGTCGTCACCAATCTCAGCAAGAGACATGGCGCGACTGTCCAGTATCATATCAAGCGCAGTACCAGCGGCTTTCACCTCTGCCCCGGCAAGCCTCACAGCCTTCATGTTCGAAACTAATGGCGCAAAGCCGTCTCGGAATGTTGATGTGAGGCCATGCTTAAGAAGGATGCCCGCCATGTCTGGGAAGGCCGAAAGCGTCATGCCTCCAAGCAAGCGGAGATAGTTGAGATTACGCGCCACGCGGCCCGCGCGCAGCACTATGCCATCAGGATTCGACGGCAAAGCGTACTGACCACGCAAGCGGTCGCGCATCGCCTCGATGTCACGCACTGCGCTTTTGCGCGATCTGTCGAGCCGCGCGCGTTCCTTTGCCTTTGATTCCGGTGATACCGCCTTGCCTTCTTTATCCGTCATGCGATCAACGGCAGTAATCTTGCGGGTGGCCTCGTCATTGATCTTTGCAATCTGCTCAGACATATCGACAGAGCCGAATTTCTTTGCCAGTTCAACGTCTGCCGACATGGTACGCGTTTGAGCGTGAAGCACTTCCTCAATATCGGTATTGAGAAATTCCTGTATCTTCTTGCTTTCGATACGCAAAAGACGCTCTTTCAATGGACCACGCGGGCCGGAGACAATGCTGTCATAAGGTATGCGGCCATCGACATTGCCGAGGATGGTATCAATCGTTTCCTCAACCAACTCCCGCACTTCCTGATCGGAAAGGCGTGAAAATTCTTCTGCCTTCTGCGCGGCGGCGTTAGCCTTCGCATCAGCCTGCCGCGCAACTTTCTCAGCATCACCGATCTTGGCAGCAGCTTCGCGCTTTGTGACGAAGTAATCATTCAGGATGCGACCAAAGTCAGAACGGTAGGCGGCGATCTTATCCTTGTTGTACATGCGGAAAAGGTGGGAAACGTCAGCCTCGACCGCAATATCTTCCGGCAATAGCCGCGCTTCGATCGCTGCACGCTTCATCGCATCGTCTATCTGGCGATATACCTTTGCGGCCTCGGCTACCTCAGGAATGGCATGAGCATCACCGCTATAGGCTGCGCGACCCACTTCTTCCTTGAACTGTTTGAAGGTGAGCTTATCGCCACCGGTCACGCGCTGCATTTCTGAGCGCATTGGAGCAAGACGGCGCTGCCATCCAGTCGGGTCTGGCGTGCTGTGGAAGTATTTCGCATAGACAGTATCGATCTGCTGCAAGCTATCAGCAAGCGGCGCCTGCCACATCTTCATGCGGGTTTCGACAGAACCACCTATTTCGGTCGCTACACCTTGCGCGTTTTCGGCATATTCCAGCGGGGTTTCTGCCAACTGGCGAACAGTATTTCGAGTTTCATCAAAATCTGAAAGCTGCGAGCGGATAAGTGGATCCTGCGAACGGATGCCCCAAAGCTTATTGATAAGTGCTTCGTCCTTCAGCTGCGTCGGACCTTTGGCAACCGCTGCCGCGCCTGCTGATTGTGCGCCGCCACCTGTACCGAACACTGCCGCGTCAGCCTCATCAAAACCTCGGCCCTGCTGCTCGATTTTGCGAGTAAGTGCGGAAGCCTCAACACTCGACAGATAGCGGCCTGCCAGCGCGCCAAGTGCGCCGCCGAGTAGAATAGACCCACCGATGTTGAACGCTGTTTCCTCGCCGGTTCTGGTCTGCTGTGTGAGTTGCAAGCCAGTTTCAGAGACAGCCGCATCAATGCCAGCACCCGCACTTACGCGAGCTGCTGTGCCAAGCGCCGTGCGTCCTGCTCCAACTACGCCGCCGCCGACCGAAAAGACAGTAGGGAGATCGAACACGCCAGCGGCAAGCGATGCAATGGTGCCATTAATTCCTGCGGCGTCCAGCGTGCGTCGATCTTCTTCCTCGCGCTTGATCTGGACCTTAAGAGCGTCAGCTGCTTTGCGATTAAAGACGCCGCCAAAGCGCTCGACATGCTGCGCAAAGTCAGGATCATCTTTCACATAGTCGATGGAGTTGAAGCCTTGTTCAACTTCGTATGGGTTTTGAACGCCTCGCGATGACAGATAGGAACCGACAATGTTTTCGGTGCGAAATGCTGCGCCCCATGTTTCACCAAGACTTGGATCGTCCGGCTGCTCAACAGGAGCAATGTTCGTCAGTTCTTTCACGCGAACGGTAGGTTCATAAAATGGCATTACATACCCCCCGGCGTTAGAATGCCGCTTTGCTGCGCGTTCTGGAACAATTGCGAACGCTGATCTTGCAAGCCACTCTGAATAGTTGGGCTGACGGTCGTTGGAACCGGTGCTGATGGTGCCGGGGCTGGTGCTGTCTGTTGCACTTCTGGGTTATCCCATGCAGTTCCCGCGCCCATTGGTATCTCACCGCCTGCGAGGTAGTCTGCAACGCCCTGCCCGGTCTGCTGATAAATCTCAGCACGGCCCATGCGGTCCTGCTGTTGACGGCGTGAGCCACTTACAACTGCTTGCGGGTCGGGTCGCCACTGCTTCCCGTAAAGCGTCTGTAAGTTGCCGTTCTCATCCTTATACAGGACGGTATAACCGGGAAGCTGGTTTGATTTCGCCTCCGCTCCAGTCTCAGGAGTAGCAACAAGCACAATGCGGCTTAGTGCGGTATCGCGGACCATGTTGCGATATTCCGGCAATCCGCTTTCGTCGCGAATATCAACCGTACGACCGTCTACGGTGCCGACGAATCCGGTTCCTGATTTCTTCGGGTTCAACAAAGGATCATCTGGGAAAGCTTCCGCCAGATCATTGATAAGCTGATCTTTCGCATAAGCATACGGATCACTTTCACCAGGCATACCCGGCCAATATTTTTCAGGCGGATATTTCATGATGGTTTTCGAGCCACCAATCTCTGACGTGCCGTAGAGCCGTTTCATTTCCTGCTCTGCGCGAGACTTCGCCAGATCGGTATTGCCGCTTGTGAGGTAAAACTGTTCCTCAGCAATCGCGAGATAATCCGCTGCGATGCCAGCAGCCTGCCCCTCCGTGAATCCGACATTCGGATTTGAACGCCAGCCCATAAAGCTGTCATCGAACATTGCGCCGATGTCAGCGCCTTCAAGCTGCTTGCGAAACTCTTTTGCTGCGGGCTCAAGCGCCTTACGGTCGCGAACCTTGTTCGGGTCGTTCTGTTCAGCAATGCGGCGTGACGCGTCTGATGGATCAAGGTTGAGCGTGTTCACGTAATAATCGAAGTCATCAACCTTGCGCTGGATAGCATCGCCACCCTCGCGACGACCAAGCGCAGCAGGATTGATTTGAGCGAAGCGTGAAGCAGCCTGCATTGCCGCCTGCACTTCTGCCGCGACCTGACTATCTGCACCGGCACGGATATTGTTGAGAACCGACTGAGGAAGCGTGCCGGACTGCCGAACAAGCTCCTCATAGGCGGGCTGCTGCTGTTCTGCCGGAACAGACTTGCCAATCTGCTCGCCAACCGCATCGACAGTCTTTCGACCGTCAGTGGAATATGGATCAACCGTGAGATTGCCAGAAGCGAAGGCGGCTAGAGCCTCTTGTGTCTGCAAAGCACCGTTCTGTGCAGACCTTACTCTCTGGACGAGAGTGGCCTTCTGTCCGTTATCAATAAGCCCATCACTCAACACATCAGCTTCGCTCACCGATCCAAGCGTTGCGCCTAATGTAAGATCGTCATACCGCTGCGAAACAGCTGCCTTGTTTTGGGCTTCGACTGCTGATCGTCTGCGGGTCAACTCTGCGTTGGCCTGATCAAACATCGAAAGACGCTGTTGCAATGAGAGATTTGCAAAACGGGGGTCCATCGACGTAACGGTCAAGCCACCGTCAGGAGCGCCGCCCGGCAGGTTGTTGAGATTGGCCTGCGCCTGCTGGCCGTCCTTGGCTTCCGGAGGGCGACGATACGACAGAACACGAGATGCATCATACGATGATACGTTGACCCCGTTCGACTGATTGCCTCCAAGAATTTTGATTTTGCCGTCAGCCGTTTTCCCGGCATAGAATCCAACATGGCCGTATTGGCTATTTGGGTTCCCCCGCGTCAGCACAACAACATCGCCGACCTGCGGCTCTTTCGTTTCAGCCCCATAGTTTAGAAATGAGCGCGCGGCCAAGCTGCCAGTGCCGCCGAGGTTTTGTGATCCAAGAATGCCATTTACAAATGCTGCACACCAAGCCGTCTGCTTTGGATCGATGCTGATCCCACATGCTCGCTTGATGAACTCTGCAATAGCTTGACTGTCGTTTGCTTCCGTCGCCCCCATGAACGACTTTGCCACATCGAGATAGCCAACTTTCCTGCCATCGCCTTCTTGAGTGCGCGCAATGCCGATGGACTGCATCGCACCTCCTGGATTTTGCACCACTTCACGCTTCAATGCTGCCATCGAAAATAGGTTCGATGTCTTTTGCCGCCACTCAGCCTTTTCGGTATCGGTCAACCCTGACGCGGTGATTTCCCTATCCATGGCGGACTGCACGTCTTGAAACGCAGAAGGGTTTTCAAACGCTTGGTTTTCAAGTGTCTGAGCGCGTTGGGTCAAGGTAGTCCTGAACCAGCTATTTCTCTGATCTACTTGCGTAGCGATGCCACGATTCACCCACTGATTTCTTGCAGTTCCGACAAGCTCCTGCATTCGTCCCTGTAATTCAGGAGGGGCATTCTGCAAAAATTCTTCCGCCCTCTTCGTGAAAGCTGACGAGGTTTGGTCGGCGAAGCCCTCACCGGAAACGGACATCCGTTCCTGTAGCTTCGCAAATTCCAACGCATTGTCGTCTTGCCAGCGATTAAACGACTGCTGACCAGCAAAAGCTTGATCTTGCCGCTTCATCTCAAGTAAGCGGTTTGCGTGCTGGCTTACTTCCCCCCCTACCTGTTGAAGGCCGCGACCAACACCATCATCGATCTGCGTGCTTGGAATTCCGCCAACATCTATAGAGCGTTGAGCTACAATCGGGTTTATTACTGCCATCAGAACATACCCTGAATTGCACCGCGCTTAGCGCGATTATACTGTGTGAACGGATTGCTTATTACGGTCCGCTGTGGGCTGCCTGCTGTGGGGTTTGCGTTTGATAGCGAATTAACTCCGGTCGCCAATGCTCCAAGATACCCACCTGTCATTGCACTTTTTGCATTACTCCGAGCAAGCGCGCCCTGAAAGCGGTAATTATCGCTCTCCACTTGAGCGCCATAGCGGATCGATTGCTCATCAAGACTGGCCTGCGTTGCGCTGTCCTGCAGAACATCGGTGGCTGATCCGGTCAGCGCGATACCGCTTGAGAGGTATTGCCCGCGAATATTCGCTAGCTGGCGGTCATTCTGTCGTGCCTGCTGATTGGCGTCATAATTGCCCTTCTGGGCGGTCATCTCTGCCTGTCGATCAGCATATGCGGCTTGTGATTTATAGGAGGCAGATTGAGCGCTCGCACTATAAAGCTGACCGCCTGCGGACGCTATGCCACCAATGACAGCTAAACTGACTGGATCGAAACACATAGATTTTCCTTAAGGCTCGCTGTCGAGTTGCATCACAAGAGCACGGATAAGCAGCGGCAAAGGCTCGTCTGTTTCCATGACGATTTGCGCGCCATCGCCCCACGATCCCGTAATGTCGCAGGGGATAATGCCGGTGCGCAGTTCGATTGCGTTGCCGAATAAACCGCCGCCTGTTTTCAAAAGCTGCTCGAATAGTGGTGGCGACCAGTCCTTAGAACCGGCCATTCCGACCTTAGCCGCACCGGAATACAGCACATCAAGCATAGCGCCTTGAATGGTCTTCTTCCGCCCAAACAGGGTTCCATCCTGCTGCGGTCCCGATACCGGCAGCGTGACTGCGCGGCTCCTGTAGGCGAGGCCGATAGCGATATTTGACGCCGCATAAGGCAAGACAACTTGACCACCCGTTACAACGAGAGGCGTTGTTTGCCCGCCCTCAGATGTGACACCGCGCACCACATTGCCGTCAGCAAGAGCTATAACTGTTTGGCCTTCCAAGTGGCCGAGGCCGGTTACTGTCTGGATTGGTGATCCGCTGTATTTGAGGCCACAATCGACATGAAACGCGCCGTTAATCGTATCAATATCGCCATCAAATGGACGTTCAAGCACTTCAATATAGCGCTTCATCTGGCCGTTAATCGTGCGCCGCACGCTGAGATACACATCGTCAAAGCCATCCTCGACGCCGGGAACGACTGCAATGCTTTCCACTGCACCGCCCGTTATCTCGTGTTTGGCAAATCCTACAACCTTTTGTTCCCGATCATAGGTGACAGAGACAAGCGAACCGTCAGCCATTGCACAATAAATCTGCGGGTCAGGGCGCTCACAATATCCCCAGTCAACGATACCGCTTTTGAACAGGTGTTCGCCAAGCAAGGATAATTCGGGCGCAACGTAACGATTCTGATCGCCCATCACCAATTCACGGATCTTGGTTGCGCCAATTCCCGAATAGAGTGTGACACCACCGATCGACAATGGCTTTAGGTGAGCCGCGCCGCTTGTCGGCCCCTTGCGTTGAGAGATATTCGTTGCTGAGAATGTCTTGTTCAGATCGGCTGGCCCGACCGTGCGGATTTGGCCTGCTGATCCTGTTACTAAGTCCTCATCATCCGCTAGCCAGAGAATTTCATTCTGATTGGACGACAGAAGCGTAATTGCTAGACCGTCCGTCTCAACCTGAGGGTCGCTAAGTCCGTAATCCTCAAACTGCCCCTGCTTTGATCCAAAGACCGTGACCGGCTGGCTATTGGTGCGCGCCCACATGATGCGTTCATCAAATAGGCGAACAGCGCCCGGCCAGCCTGACGAATCCGAAAATGAACCCATGCGCCAAGATGCGATTGGTGCAGTATTGAGCAGCACATGACCGTAAAGCTGCACAAGTACCTGAGAAGCAGAAATGTAGCCGGTGACTTTCGCCCACTGCCAGCGTGCAGACGGCCCCATATACCGGATTGCACGGCCTACATCTGAAGGCTGGAAGCCAGCGCCGCGATTGATCCCTGCCGTCGATGAAGCTGTGAGGGTTGTGGGAGCCTGCTCTGTCGCAAGCCGGTGCAGACCAATATCACCCCAACGAAGCTGCGTGGCTTCATCTCCTTGTGGGCCAAGCCAGTTGAACCGATAGCGTGAAAAGGCTCGCTTATTGTCTGTTTGGAAATAGTGTCTGTCGCGCCGTGTCCATCCGTTTTCCCCTTCAACGACATGCAAGACAATCCAGTCTGTGCCGTCCCAACCTTGGAACTCCCAACCATTCGGGCTGTCATACATGAACTCAGAGTTGGCGCTTGTTACCCAGTAGTTATCAACCGCTTGTGGGGAAACTAAATCAAACTGCTGGAAGCCGGTACCGGTGTTGTTGCTTGATGTCTGGCTCGCAATATCAACACTGCCTGTTGCTCCTGGACGAAGCGTTGTTACTACGTCTTCCTTGTCCATATACGGGCCGTCATTGAACACAACATTCTCAATCGACCAGCTTATATCTCCAGAACGCAGCAGCTTCTTTGGCTGAACGTTCTTGTGCGCAAAATATGCCGCATCGTTGAACTGGTCATAGCTCACCTTTGGCAACGCTGCGGAGTTAAATGGCTGCGAAATTGCGTAAGGGCTGGCGCCAGAAAATAGCTGCTGACGCTCCGACAAGAACCGCATTGAGCCATTACCGTTGAGCGCAAGCACGTAAGCCTGATCTTCTGAGAACTTGAACGGCAGCAAGCGGGTGAATTGATTGCTGTCAGCAACTTCGGCAATAAACACGGTTCCAGAGCGGCGGCGTAGGCCTCCATGCGTCAGAACATTAAAGTTCCGGCAGTAGGCCAGCGACGAACGCCAGAAATCAACATCAGAGCGAGCACCGAGTAGCGGGCTAATCTCGCCTTTGTCAAAGGTGTTCTGTACCGGATAATAGGTCACCGTTGATTAATCCATTCGCTGTCAGCAGCACGCGGCGCTGTGCCTTCGATGGCGTCTACTTGCCAAGCCGTAGCCATGGCTTCGTCGTATAGACCTCTTGCGATCTGCACGTATGAAACTTTACCAGTGACCCAATGCCCGCATTTCATTGCGAGATAGCCCGCAAGGGCCTCACAGAAATAAGAAGGGTAACGGTCGTAATCTTCATTGCGGAAGATGAAACGGCAGCGGATGGGCCCCGGCGCATCTGTCAGGATATACGGACCTTCAACTTCATGCGGGATTGGCGTGCCTTCGAATTTTCCGCATGCCGTCAGTGGAAGAATGCGAAGGCTATCAGGCGGGGTAACAAATCGGTTCTTCCATCCGAAAGCTGGCGCAACGCTATCTTTCGCTAGTAGCGCCCGCTTGAGCGCAAAATTCCAATCATATCGTGCAAGCAAGCTATCGCGCGACAGATTGAAGTTACGCTTCATCCACCGCACGATTGGCCGGTTGTCCTGCTCGAAATTGGTAATTTCAGTCTCTTTCATAATATCGAGGCTGATATTTGCGATGTCAGTCGGCGTCATTCGCCCTCACCTTCTTCCGGTTCAGGCGCTGGCGGCGGCGTTTCTTCCTGCTGCTCGCGGCGCTGACGCTGCTTTTTCAGGTAATACCAAGCCTTCGGAGGACTATACGCCGCCATCGTTCTTACTCGCCTGTCTGACCGCGAAGCGGCTTTTGCGTGCGCTTGCCGTCTGGACGGTATTTGTTCAGCACGCCAAGCATTGCCTTACTTGCTGCGTCAGCCGCCTTTTCGTTGACTTCACGCAACTGCTGCTCAATCGCCTGCTGTTCCATGTTGAGTTCATGGAGCGACTTCGGAAGCTCAACGACTTCCTGTTCAACTTCAGGTGTTTCTTTTTCGGTGCTCATTGCTCTCTCCTGAAAAGGAAAAGAGGGCCGAAGCCCTCTCCCTTATCCGTTGGTGACGAGGTAGCTGATTGGGATTTGTTTGCGCTCAGCGTAAACACGATCCCAATTTGCAGCCGTTCCGAGTTCAGCAGTTGTCGGGAACTCGCCCGCAACGCTCGCATCGGTCCACTTGATGCCATATGGATGGAGCACGAACTGGCGGCGGGTGTAGAGAATGTCGCCGCCCACGCCGTTGCCCTGCTCAGGCTTACGGTCGACTTCGACGTTCGGGCTAGTCGACATCGGCTGCTCATTGAAGCAGATCGCTTCATTGCCGAGCAGATATGTGACGTAGCTCGATGGGTTGCTGCCACCGTTGCTGATAACCTTGGCAGTGTCCGAAACCACAACGCGGTAGCCAAGATACGTTGGGAATTCAACTTCGCCGCGTGCATTTGGGATATAGTCGATAAGGTTTTGCTTCTGCAGTCGGGTGAAGATTACCGAGTGCATTATTAATGTCGAAAGTTCTCCGGCTGCATCGCCCATCGTCTGCTTTGTGTCGAGGATCGATTCAGCAGAGATGAGATTGCTAGCGGCTGGCGTGCCGGTGGTAATGGAAATGTTCTTGACCATGTCACCGGAGTTGTTGGCAACATTGTCGAGATACACGCCATGCAGCGAAGCAACGAGCAGCGTATTGAAATTCCGAATCCACCAATCGGAAACGAGATTGCCAATTGCCTTCATCGGATCATCACCAGCGAGAACACCAGACAGACGCATCGAAGACCAAGACTTGGTGCGAACCTGTCGGGCCGCAACGTCTTTGCCGGATTCGATTTTGCCTGGAACGCTCAACTGTGCCGGATCGTCTGAACCGATGTCACTGTCGACGTCAGTCAGATCGCGCCAGAACGGGACGTTTGCAGTCTTGCCGCCGCCAGAAAGGAAGCTGGACATGTTCGCATCAGTGCGAAGAATGCCCGACTGAAAGATGGCCCCGCGCTCTTTGGTGCGCTTGATCATGTATGGATAGAAAACTTCTGGGACGACAACGTCCGTAATGCGAGTAGTAGCCATTTCTAAAACCTTTCCTGAATGGCTCTGCTACTTACAGGCCGTAAGATGCAGGGTTTTTACCTGCGGCTCTGATAAGTGATGCAGCTTTTCCCGGGTCGGAACGAACGAGTTGGCCCTGCTGTGTCAGGTTTTCGTGCTCGTCAGAGAATGGATTGTTGAGAGTTCCAGAGGCATTGGTTGCCATGGAATCTTCGCCGTACATTTCCTTGCCGACCTTCGCCAAAGCGAACGCGACATTCGGATCAAGCACCGATCCCTGAGAGGAAAGAATGCCGCCCTTCACAAGGCTGTCCTTCAAACCAAGCTGGCTTATCGCACGGCTCGTGTATTCGAGATTGTGCTTGTAACCATCTGTGTCAGGATCGCCCCACTGTGACGTGATAGCTCGATGTGCATCGCCTTCGGCTTTTGCTCGCTGCTCTAGCGTTGAGGTAAAGACGTTGGCCTGCTGCCCGACGAACTTGTCATGAAGGGATTGCGCCTGCTGCGGAGATAGACCCGCTTCGTGCGCCCATGTACGGAACTCAATCGCGCTCTTTTCGTCGTAGGGGAAATCCTGCGGCACGGCTTCGGTATTGAGCTTAAGCTCATACTTATCCGGGCTTTCTGGTCGGCCCAACTTTCCGTAGAACGCATTCCAATCTTCTGCCGTTGCATCAGCACCCGGCACTTTCAAGGCCTTGCTCGCATGGGCTTCCAGCTCACGATACGACTTGATCGCATCCTCTGGAGATTTCCACTGCTTCGCTTCGACTAGAGTGCGGTTATCTTCACTTTGAAGGCCAGCCACCCAGTTCACGTCACTGCCTGTTGACCCTTGATCGGCAACAACGGTTGACGCATTCGCGGTTGTTTGCGCTGCGGTCGCAGTAGCGGCCTCAGTCGCAAGCCCATTCGCCTGCTCTGTCATAAGATTTTCCTTGGTTTAATATTGCCCTTGAAGCGATGCGGCTTCTTGTTGGGCTGCATTTTCCAATTCCCTCATCTGTGCATCAGAGAGGTGCAGGAAACCGAGTAAGTGGCCGAATGCAGCGCGAAGGCCTGCATTGTAGCCAGCTTGAAACTGTGAAAGGTCTGAGCCGGGGGCTTCGACCTGATAGAAACCAGTATGTGCGGCAAAGTCTGCCAGCACAATTTCTGTTTCTTCTGTCTGTTTACCAAAGACCGATTTGTAAGCGGTCGTAAGCTGCACAGTGGTGTGGAACGGTAAGGTTTGACGCTTCGATGCGAGATTGCGCCAGTTCATGCCGGTGCCATCCCGTTAGCCTGCGCCATGGCTTGCATTGCTGGCGTGGCGTCCTTGGCAGCGGTTGCCATGCCCTGCGCCATCTGGATAGCTGCGGCCTGTTCTTGCTGCTGCGCCATGGCTTCACGCTTCTGGGCTACAACCTCATCGCGCTCAAACATCTTGCGAGGTGCGCCGGATATTTCACGCGTGAGTTCTAATGTTTCATCGGCATTGATGCGCATAACCACGTCCTGATTATACTGAGCCAGCGCGCCGCCCATCTGTAGAACTGTCTGGATGCCCTGCAATTCAGCCATGCGGCGCATACGAGCGAGCGGGCCGGTAAATGCCACACCTACATTCTTGCCACCGATCGATGCTGGCGGCTCAAGAGGCGAACCAGCTTCAAAGGCTCCCTTGCGCTGAACAATATCAACTTCGCGCTCAACGCCCTGCGCAATGCCGCTTTCGATCTTTGCGCCAGCTGGTCCAAGCTGCTCGCCCTTCTCATTAGCGCGAAGCAAAGCCTCTGTTGCTGTTTTCTGCGGATCTTCAGCAAGAATCTGGAACAGGTCAACGAACATGCTCTGACGCACGCCCATGCGCTTTGTTTCAATTAAGCGCTCTGCAAATGTCGGGTTCTGTGCCTGTATGATTGGCTGCGCCAGCAAGCGGCCCTGCTCATCAAGATAGCCGGGGTTCACTGCACCGCTATTCAGGTTAAGCCGACTGTTGTAGATCCCGCGCGCCGTTGCCATTGGCGGCTTAATCATCTGCTGCGATACCTGAGCAACGGTTTTTCCCATGACCTGCAGCATCTTGATTTCGGATAGCGCTTCCATGATTGGCGACTGGCCGTAAGGCGAGCCGTCAGTTTGATCCCACCACATGACGTTATATGGGAACGTAAAAAAGCCGCTCGACCTGGTCAGGGAGCGGCTGGAAACTTCAATCCAGAATGAGGCATAGGCGGAATGTCGCCGTTTGTCCTTGTATTCGCCCGCTTCCTCACGCGGCATGACAGCGTGAATGAATGTGAATGGCTGATCTGGCTTCTTCTCAAGTGACTGCTTCACAACCTCTGGGAGCTTGTCGCCTTCCTGATTGAAATAGTCACGAGCCGCGCGCGCTGTCATTTCATGGACACGGATATTCTTATCCACATCGTCATAAGCATTGATGCCGAGATAGCATTCAACCACAGGCACCGAGCGATAGAAGAACGGCACCTTGACCGGATCGACACCGCGACGGCCTAGATTTTCCTCTAGATACGTGATGCCAGTACCAAGCCCACAGGTGGCGCGAATGGCCTTCTGATTGGCAAGTGCGAAATTCGACTTGGTGTCGTATCGGGCTGAGAAATGATAATCGCGCAGACGATCAAGCCATTCTTCTTCCATATCGCTAGGATCGGGTGAGAATGGATCATCCAGCGAGAACGAATGCCACTTCTGAACACGCGGCGTAATCAGGCTTTCCATGCCAGCCGACAGGCGAGTGAGCGCCCATGATGCTGTGTTGTCGAATATCTCTTTGCTGCGCTGCGCTGCCTGTGGCTGCTGCGCTGTACCCGTCAGAGACGTTGAGAGCGCAAGCCCATTGATCTCGTACTTGTGCGAAGCATAAGGCATGCACAGATTGACGACATCACGCCAGACCGCTTCCCACGGATAGCGTTCAGCCGCCATCTGCGACTGCATCTGCATGATGGAATCTGCGATACCCATTGATTAAAACCCGCTGATTGTGGTGCGGCGGCGGTTTTCTTCATTGCCATAATCCTGCGCGCCAAGTGGCGTAGTGATGATGGTTGAAGCGCGGCCTTGTGCCTGACGGCTTGCATCCTGTTCAGATGCGCGGCGTGTCTTTGCTGCCTCTGCATCTTCGCTTGGCACTGCTGGGGCCTGCGGTACGTCTGGTGTTTTTGGCTTAAAGCACATCATGAAAATCCTCTTTCAACCAAGCCCAAAGCTGGAATGTCTCGCCATTAACGCCAAAGTTTGGCATGTCGGCCTCGTGGTGTGCTCGAATGGATTTCAACCACTTATGAGCAAGGTCATGATCTGCGATTGATCGTATTTCGACCCGCGTCACGCCTTCTGAAATGAGACGCTTCGGCCATTCTCTCAGGCAGAACCTTGTGATTGCAGGTGCAGCACGCTTGAACTTGTTCGTACCGTAAGCCCACGCGAACCGAATGTGCGGCTGATACGGACTAGCGGCTGATACGCCAAACGCTGCGACAGGCTGTTGATCAATCCAAGCTGTCCAGCAGAAGTCCTGCGATGTGAGAAACGACATGGCACCGGCCTGAGAGCCGCTTTCCAGCATTGCCGTGGCAAATATCTCTCGCCTGTCCTGATCGCGAAGATTCGCCGCTACAAAGCAAATGTCTCTGAGGTTGCCGTCTCTGATTTCGACCTTCACCATCTGTCCAGAATGTTGTCATCTGGAGCCACAAACTGAGGCTCGAAATGTCCCATCCCCTGATGCGGTACGACCACATGCTCGGCAAATGTTAGCGATAGCGCGTCTGCCAAGTCAGGAGACCGAAGCCCGCGCTTTTTCATTTCGTCTTTCTTCTCAAGCATGATGCGATTGGAAGGATCGAATTTGTATTGCGGGCCTGTCAGTTCTGCGGCCAGATCAATATCAGTATGATGAAGCACGCCACGGTCACGAAGCCATTCACGCATGCGGCCCCACATTTCTGCGCGCTTATTGAAATAGCGATTGTCTTGCGCAGCCTTTGAGCCGCCGTTCACCTCGATCACATTGAGGCCGAGAACGCGAAGACGATCAACAACACCACCACCTACGCCCACACCGTCAACGAATATAGCCTGCGGGTTGCGTGTTTTAGCAACCTCTGAAATATACCCGGATAGCTGTTGCGTATCGAGCCGTTCCCACTTCATCGTATCGACAAGCACGTCACCTTCACGGATTGCCAGCACAGAACGATCATCACCAAATCGCGCTACGTCGATGCCAAACAGCACCGGCTTCGCGCCGCGCTTGAACTGGCGCTTTTGCGCTGCGTTCACATCATCCCATGAGATGAATTGCATATCGGCAAGCGTCTGATACTCACCAAGCCATACATGCGCATATTTTGCAGGGTCAGACTGCTTATCGCGCTCCATATCCTCGCGGAGAGCGACAGGGAAAAACCTGTTATCCGAGTAATTTGCACGCACCACGACAGCATTGTCGTTCGCTGTGTTGCGCAGCAGTTTATCAATAGGGTCGGTCGGTTGATCCGGGTTCCACGAGAACCACAGTTCTGAGCCTTCCGCACGAAGTGTTGGAATGAGCAGATCAAGCGATTTCTGCGAAACCGTTTGAGCTTCTTCAACCCACGCCCTGTTGAAACCTTCCAGCGACTTGATAGACGCTGCATTGTGGCTCTTAAGGCCACGGAAGATAATCAGGCTGTCATTCGGCCCGCGTATCTCTTGATCTGTAATATCGAAGTCATCAAGCAGACCATACTCAGCAATCTTATCTTCGATCAGCTGCTTGACGGAATCCTTAATTGAATTCTGAACCTCACGCAGACACACAGCACGTATCTGCTGATGAACGCACTCAAGCACAAGGCGAGTGGCGAATGCATGAGATTTACCGGAACCGCGACCGCCCCACGCGCCATAGTAACGAGCGCCTGGACGAAACAGCGGCTTGAATACCTCAGGTATTCTTATCCGTTGAGCCAGATTGTTCGACAAATTCAACCTCGAAACGTCTTACGCCAATAGGCCCACCGTCTTTACCGGTCAGTTCGCTTTTGTCAGCGAGACCGAGTTCACGTGCGATGATGTTGGCATTGAGAAGATCAGCGGCAGCACCGGAAAACTTCTGCTGATAGATAACTGCTTCGGCTCGCGATATGACTTCAAATAAATCGGGACGCGATTTGCGCCAGTCATTCCACTGTTGAATGCTGACATCAAGAAACAGACACATTCCCATAAGGGTCATCGCACGCATCTGAGCTACTGGCTCATGCGTTGCAGCGCCTTGGAACGTGACAAGCTGATCCTTATAGAGCGGGTTCTCATCTACCCAGTTGAAATACTCGACACACGCTGACCAAAGGTCGTCCGGGTTTTCAAACTTAGGCTTTGCACCATGAGAGGAACGGGCCTCCCAAAAGCGATTGCCCTTCAGGAAGCGGCCTGTTGAAAGGTCGCGACTATTCATCATTTACCTTCACGGATATCTGGAGCCAGCGACCGTACCGGCGATGAACGGTTGACCATTGCTTCAAGCTGCTTGCGGGTGTGCTCGTTGTCCATGTAGCCATTCAGCCTATCGCTCATCTGTTTACCGATGATCCGTGTGCGATCCCAACTGTCGTTCACTTCACTCATCACTTACACCACGTCTTTGTCAGGTAATCGTTGAATGAGCAGTGACGCTCGTAAGGTAATGCGCATGAAGCAAGGAGGATAAACGCAGAGAGAGCGGGAAGCTTGGCGGTCATGGCTCACCCAAATGAAAAACCCCGCTCAATGGCGGGGCTGGATTGGTAAGATTTTGGTTGCACATAAACCATTTCCAATGTTTTTATTTGAAAGGGAGGAAATGGCAATGCCTTTCAAAAGTGCAGCAAATTGGGGCGTATTTACACCACATGATCTTAAAGCACTGCAAAATGCATATAACCGGTGCTGTGATCTTCTGGGCCAGTGTCCAGCCACTCATGATGGTAAAGACAAGCTTGCCAGATTTGTAATCAGAGCTTTTGAACAAAGTGGTGGTCAGGTTGAATTAACTGCCATACGCGCTGCAAGCTCTTTCACAAACAATAAATAGTAACCCACCGGGGTGCGCCGAAGCGTGGCGGGTTTTGTTTATATGCGAGGCGCACCGTAGTCGGCCCATCTGGGCGGCAGTATACACGGGGTTTCTCCTGCCAGTTATCCAACTATCCCCGCGCTCACTTGCAGCTATTCGCCGGGATCGGCTGCAATCCGCCGCCTCGCATTCCGTTGAGGCGTTGCCTCTGAATCAAAAAAGCGGCCCGAAAGCCGCTGTAAATCTCTTTGGTCGTGCAAATCACCTACCTTATTCAGGCTGACTAAATGTCATTCATTAGTCAAGTCTTCTGGTTTGGCCTTACGATCTATCCCGTAGAAATCCACAAGTGCGTCTAAGCCTACGGCGAGGAATCGAACCATGTGAGGAAGATGCATGCCTGTGTCCTCATCCAGAATGCAGACTTTGCGGATTGTCGTGGCGATTGGTCGGCCTTGCTGATCGACCTTGCGAATGGCTTCACCCAGATCAAGGATGCGTTCACGCGCCTGCCCTGCGGCTTCTGGCTTGTCTGTTCCGACACCATGTACGCGGGTCATGTCGTGCGCGCGCGCTGATGGATATGGAATGCCGCTCAAAGCATAATACCGGCAATAGTCAGCACCATAGCGTAAGCCTGCCTGATAGTGGGCATAGGTGATGCGATCAGGAAACAGGATATGCAGGCGACCGAGAACGGAGCCAGCTTCTGGTCGCTCTGCGATCGATGCCGACATACCCATTTTCATGCGGGCAGAAATCACAACCAGTTTTGTCTCTGCTTCCGTCTCATGCATCCTGCGCACCACGGCTGACCTTCTCCTGCTCTTGCGTCCGTTTGGCTCCCTCTCTGCTGCTGGCAACAATGGCCTGCCTTTTTTCAATCGTCGCTTTGCTGCTTTGCCGTACGCCGCCATAGTGTTTCCTCATCGCCTGGGGTTATGCTTGGTCAGGATCGTCTCGGAACTCGCCGCACCAATGATCCCGTTTTGTCAGATTTGTTGTTGAGCGCGGCAAAGAGCATGAAGTCATGCCAAGTCCTGCCGCAGCGTCGTGATGCTGGTTAGGAGGGAAGCGGACACACTCGCCAACTGTCGCGCTAATCCAACGCCAGAAATCGCAGCCAGCACAGCAAGGCCCGGTCTTTTCATAGAAGGCATCAACGCTTTTCTGCGTCTGCACTTCTGCCGGTTCGTTGCTGACCACGTAGAGCATCGCCCTCTCCTATGCCGCTCGTTTTGCTGCGCCGCCAAAGCGAGGCTGCACGTTCTTTTCTGCGCTTCTCAAAATGTGGATTCGCACTTCAACTTCCGCCTGCGAGGTTTTCAGAATAGCGGCTATCTCAAATGTGTCCTTGCCTGATCGGAATAGCCAAAGCGGACAGGTGTGCGGGCTGTAAGTGGTCATGCGGCCTCCCCGCGAGCTTTGTCGAGAGCTGCGCGAACATTTTGACGGTAGATATATTCGTCTTCCTCTAGGCCGTCCGCGTCGCTGAAATATTCAGCAGTCTGCGCCAACATTGCATAAAGCTCTGGCGCTGCGGCGATGAGGTGGGCATCCTCGCGACGGCGGATAGACTGAACGCCGTAGTGTGTCTGATCTGGCTTTGCTGTATCTGCGATGTACGGCATACGAACAGAAAACGGGTTTCCGTAACCACTCAAAGATACTAATTCCCACGGCCCCGGCGTAAACTTTGTATCGGCCATTATGCGTCCTCCTCATCGAAGGATTCGACGCCCCACATCAGTTTATGCATCCGGCGCGTGGTCGCTTCGTCGGCTTCATCTTCGCGCCACGGTTCGTTGCGCATGTCGTCCTCATAGGTTGTAAAGCGTCCAGTGAAAGCGTGTTCGCGTCCTTCGTCCAACCATGTGTATTCGAACGCGCATCCGCTCTTGTGCCAAAGCGCCAAAAGCCAGCCGTAAGGCGTCGACCATGCGGTTCGGAACGTAAGGGTCAGTGCGTCAGCCGACTGCTCAACACACCGATACTTGCCGCCCTCATCTAACCCGTAGGCGTTCCATTTGGTGCCCCAGTTGAGCCTGCACCAATTTAAGGCGGTGTTTGCCTTTCCGAACGCCATTTCATGGCGGATACCAACACTTCCCCGCCAGACGTTTAGTGGGATTGGCAGAAGTGTTTCGAAATCAATTTTCTGTTCAGTGCTGGCGACCATGGCCAAGATCGCGGCGCGTTGTTCTTTCGAGGCGTTACGAAAGACAACTTCCGTTATGACGTGGTTTGGCATTATGCTGCCCTCCCTGCTTGCTGTTTTACCGGCCCGTAGACGGTTCCTGTCTTGGCGACCCAGAGCGAACCGACTGGAAATTCACGCTTGCCCTTGGATGACCAGACACCGTGGTCTATGCCGGTAGCGATGACGTCACGGTTTTTCGTGTGGTCTGTCTTGCTGGCCTTCCGCCGATGTTCTGCGGATTCTCTGCGGGCGGCTTCGATTTCACGGACATAGGCCATACTGTCGAGGATCGGCTTCATGATGCGCTCGCACTCACGGCGAAGCTCTGGCGGTGAAGGCATGAAACCATGCTGTAGCTCTGAATGGCCCTGAATGATGTTCTGAACGGCCATGTCGAGGCTATGGCGAGAGACACCATGAAGCGCCCGGAAATAGACCTCTTTGAACAGCTTGCGGTCACTTTGAACCCGCGCTGGCAATGCGGAGAGGATGTACATTGCTTTCGAAATGTCCTCCTCCGTAACCAACATCGAGTATGCCTGATTGGTAGCTATCTGGTTCATCTAGTAAAATCCCTCTCTCAATCAGTTCGTCTCGCCAAATGTCAGTCGCGCTCTCGCCTCGTCGGGAGGGCGGGTCTGATCGACACGCAGAGAATTTCGGATCGGCTTCATCGAGCCAGCACTGGCCGTTGAGCCACGTCGAAGCGTGTTTCGTGTATTCGGGGTTCTCGCCTTGGCGGCTGGCGGCATAGCGGCGAACGCCAGCCATGATCGTTTCCAAATCATTCTGCTTTCGAGCAGCACGGAAGGCCTTGAGAGCCTGCCCCTTGCCAACACGGCGGGGATAGACTGGCCAAAACTGTTGCTCAAATTCGCTTTCGAAATCTGGCTTGATCGTTACATCTGAACGTAGTGAAGATGTATTTGGTGTATTGGTGTCTTTAGTGCGTTTTTCTTGCGTTGCGCTTGCGTTATCCGTGCGTTCCGCTTCCTGATAATGCGAGTAATTACAGATAGTTATCTGCGTTTTCCCTGTGTTGGTTTCCGAAACGATCATTTCCTCTTTTTCGAGGAGCTTTAGGAACGATCGGACGCGATAATCAGACTTCCATTTCCATGCTGTTTGAAGCTTTCGCAGCGTGACAAACAGGCTACCTGCTGGCACTTCATGCATGTCAGTGCCGACACGGTGACGCGTAGTTTTCCAAGCTGCATTCGATATGAGCCATAGCCATGCTTCACGTTCTGTCAGAGGTTCAGCCTGAAACAGTTCATGGTCGAATATGGAGGTTTGAACGCGCACCCATCTGCTCATTTTGCACCTACCCATTCGGCAAGCGTCTTTCCGCCCTTGGAAAGATTGCAAGGCGCGCAAGCGATTACGATGTTATTTGCATCGTCTGATCCACCTTTGGAGACAGGCCAAAGATGATCGAAGTGAAATGGGCCGTTCTCATTTCCACAGTAGACGCATTTAGAGCCATCTCTATGGAGTGACTGGGCGCGAACAGACGCTGGCAGTGCGGATCGTCCGCCTTCTTTTGTGAAACGAATTGCAGACTGATCGACCAGGCGCAACTTTGCACCGTCTGATGAAAAGTACTGTCGGATCGTCGCCTCTGCCTTGTTCCACTCGGCGCGGGAACAGCCTGCAATTTTGCGAATAAAGCTAGCTTCATCACGAATATGCGGGTCCGATGACGGCTCGTTAAACTGGCTGTAAACGCACTGCGAAGCAAAATACCAAGTAAGATTGTAAAGAATTCCTACATCTGTCGCGGACAGCATATTTGTGTCGTTCAACGATATAGAAACGCTTCCTAGATTTGGCCAAACACCATTCCAGTACCTCATGACGCTAACGCCTCCTCGGCGCGCTGCAAGATGACGACACACTCCTCTTTCAAACCGGCATCCCACGTCATTGTGAGGCGTTCACAGAGGTTGTCGTTCTTGATGACCTTGTAATGCTGGAGAACGTCGAGAAGCGCTTTCATGCGGTTGTCGAGGTCCATGCGCTTATGCGGACGCTTCAAAGCAACCGAGATGCTGAAAGGCCCATCGATGAATTCATTCTTTCCATTGAGAAAATAGCCGCAGTCATTGCGCCATTTGTTATAGGCGCTCGTGCGGTGCTTTGTTTTCCCATGGCCTTCGTAAATGTCCCAGACAGATGGTGGGAACGGGAGAGCGAGTTTGATCATAAATACTTCCACGCGAGCAGGAGCGCGCCAGCGCCAATCAAGGCGATGGTGAGAGCCGTCGAAAGTGCTGAGACAAGCGCCGCGTGAAAGAGGTTCATTTCTTATCGGCCTCCATTCGACGCTCGAGCTGCGCCTTGCGATGCTTCTTTCTTTTCACGAACCTTCGCCAGAAACTGCGAAGCCTCGCCGACCAGATTTTCCATATCAGCATCGCCGCTCACCAATTTTTCGATTTCGAGTTCATGCTGGAGCTGCGCTATCTGGCGCTCGCAGTAGTCGAAGTAAGCCGTCTGAACGCGCTTGAAGATCGAAGCTTCAACGGTCTTGGATCGGCCAATTCTCAGGTTGTTCAAGGTCCAGTAGGACACGCCGTATCGACGGCTAAGGCGCTTGAGAGCGTTGCTATGATCGCCCCACCCTTTCGCCTCTTTGTCTGTCATTTCGCGGACATAGCGGCCCGCCATCTCGCAGCTACTCATCTCGCGCTCCGAAACCAATTGATGTTGCTGTGACTGAAATTTTGAGTCCGTCATGCACAAAGCCTTTCGCTAAGTTCCTGATCAGAGACGACCGGAACCAAACAGAAGGACGGACATGGAAGCGATCGGACACGCGGCTTGGAGAGTTCTGCAAAACGCTCGTAAAGCCGCGATAGCCCGAAGAAATGACGAAGGCGCGGAAAAGCGTGGCGAGGGGTTCAAGGTTAAAGCGAAGCCCGCGACCCATCCTAAACAGAACAGTATCATGAGTTCGATAACTGCCACGCGCCAGCACCCCGCGCCCACTGTTGCGGGAGAAAGTGCTGGACTTGAAAGAACGCGCAAGAAGCGCCCCGCAAGTTCTGAGAATTGAGATTGAGCGAGGTTTATTCCTCATCGCCGCCCTCGCTCGAAAGGAGAGCCGTGCCACGCTTATTGAAAGGTGGCACGGCTTTTTCGTCTGCCGCTTGGGAGGCAGGGGAAGCAGACGAAAGGAGATTTGATAAAGCATGATGACGTGTGCGACCGCTCGCGCCTTTGCCGGTGATCTGGCAAGTCGCAATGAAATTACCGTCTTGTGTGGGATATACGGTCGCGTTCATGGCTCAGCCCATGCCCAACGCGTCCATGTACAGCTGAAGCATCGCTTCATCTTCCTGACGCTCGTGATCTTCTTTTTTACGGAGACGAATGATTTCGCGAACAACCTTCGGCTGGAAACCAGACCCTTTAAGTTCCGCGTACACTTCCTTTATGTCATCACCGATGGTGTGTTTTTCTTCTTCGAGACGTTCAATACGCTCAATGAAGGCACGCAACTGGCCGACAGCAATTGTCTGGGCTTCCGGTGCAATATCGTCGCTCATTGGGTAATCCTGATTGGGGTTGAGGTTTGCGGTACTGATGCAACGTCCCTTAATCGGGAGCGCTTAGAGGCAAGCCAAACGTACGTCACACCTTTGACGCCGCGCTTAGAGCAAGCGCTGACAACCTTGTCCCAATGCTCAGGAGCAATGCTGTCGCGCCGCCTCATCTGGCGAGCGGCCTCATATCCGCAACCAACATCACGAGCAAAATCCGAAATCTTGCCCCAGCTATCAATTAGATCGGTAATGGTGTTTGGCGTGTTCATCATGTGGTCATCGTACATAACGTACGACATTCTCGCAAGCAAAATCGTACACAATGAACGATGATTATCAATCATAATGTACGAATGGAACCAAAAGACCGTTTAAAGCTCGCTCGTGAAAAAGCTGGATTCGCCAATCCTACCGATGCGGCCAAGGCTCACCGCGAGTTGAACAAAAATACTCTCATCAGCAATGAGAACGGAAACCGTGATATTTCTCGCAAAGCCGCTGAGAAGTATGCCTTGGTTTTCGGCGTCGATGCTGGGTGGATTCTTTACGGAGAAGGCAAAGGCCCAGACGGCGTTCAGCTTGATGTCGCTCCAGATACCGAAGCGCCCATTACAACAAAGACAAAGCCGAACGCGAGCTTCCCACCGCGATACCAGGCATTCCCTCAAGACCATTCGATTCCATTGCTGGGGCAAAGTGCTGGCGGTCCGAATGGTCGTTTCGTTTTAAACGGTACGGAAATAGGACGCGTGTTCTGCCCTCCAATGCTTGAAGGCGTTGAAGGTGCTTATGCTGTTATGGTGTTTGGAACTTCGATGGAGCCTCGCTATTTCGCGGGCGAAACCGTGTGGGTTAACCCTCATCTGCCAGTTCGCGCAGGGGATGACGTGATTGCACAGCTTATTGAGGACGGTGAAGACACGCCGGTCGAGAGCTACATCAAGCGATTTGACTCTCGCTCATCAAGGGTTCTCCGCCTCTATCAATACAATCCTGATGAAGGCGAAGAACGAGAATTGGAATTTGATGCTGATCGCGTGTTTTCAGTACACAAGATCGTATTCAAGGCCAACGCCTGACGGGTCATCATTTCGCCAAGTCGGGCGAATGGTCAGGTTTCGTGATTGCGGCGGTCTTGGCGGACATTCGCCGCAACGAATCTTGCGGCACAGATCTCGATAGCTTTGCACGCCTAATTCAGTCGCCTGCTTTAGATTGGACAGGTAAAGCATACGGTTATGACCGCAGTCGTCGCATGCAACATAAACGCTGGAAAGCTCGACAACGAGACGAGCTCCATAGTCATCAGATGCCCCGCCCACCATTAGACACGCTCCATCTCATCCACCTCTGGCGGCAACTGATCACCATGAGCAAAGATAAGCTTAGGCGGGTCAAAATCACCCGTTTCCGCATCGCCGGTATTTGTGAAGGCTATAACCATGGGGCTGCTGATAGCCATGCGTTCCGCCGTTCGCCGGGCATGAGCCACGTCTTTCGCAATGAAAGGCGTATCGGGGTTTAGCTTGCCCCTTGCGCCCTTGCTGTAGCTCTGCACGATGAAATTAGTCTGCATGCTCATTACCCGCACTCCCTGTTCACGCTGTGATGTGCGACAGGATGACTCATAAATGAGAACATATCAAGAACATATGCGAGCAACTAAAAAATGAGTTGATCATCAATTACGTTGGGAGAATTCTCTCAGCTTATCGACAAAATCATTGAAACTTTCCGACTGGTTCTGATCAACAGACATTTTTGGCCCTATAGCCTCCGCCCATCTACTTTTTGCGGAACCGACTGCCTGATACCCCAATGCCCGTAAGTTGGCAGCGCCCCCCTCTTCGAGAGCATCTGCCAAAATTTCCCATGTGCCGCAAATACTATCCTGAGTGTAACTCTGAAGAACACTTTTTTTACAATGAGGGTATGCCGCGAAGATTGCATCTTGGTCTCCCAGCAACCATGCCTCCCCCTCCTCTACAGCTAAGCAGATAATAGTTTCAGGCCGCGGGTCACAGGCTTGCACTAAATTTTGAATCTCGCCCGTAAAGACGTTAAAGTCGCGGCTGTCGAGGTCGCAGACAATAACTAATGCGCAACTAAATTCATCACCATATGCTCTAAATGTCTTTCCATACCCTCTTATCAATCGCGGCAAATTATCTAAGAGGATCCGCTTTTTGGGGTCAGCATTTGCATTTAAGTTTCGAGGAATGGCGCCTATCCCTTTATAAGCTTTCGTAGCAAAAGTTACGCCTTCCGGTAAAATTTTCGGCAGAACCTTACTGAGAAGTGCCTGCCCAGAAATATCTTCTATCAAGAATTCCACGTGACGCATTTTAAATACCCAAGTATTCGCTATACCAAAGGCTTCCCAGCGGAATCTCTTCGCTTACAAGTGAGTTGACAAGTTCGTTATCACTGGCCCTACTCAGGTGAGAAAACCCCTGAGCATCCTTCGTCATAATCCAAACTTCTTGCGGCTCTAATGCATCTACCAAATGAGGCTGATGGGTCGTTAAAAACAACTGAGAACTATTCTTTTTGCCGGTGGCATGAGATCTGAACTCGTGCGCGAGAGATGTTAAAAGCTTATGATAAAGTCCGTTTTCCGGTTCCTCGATACACAAAAATGGTGGGGGTGAAGGATCTTCTAATAGCAATAAATAAGCGAATACTTTCAGCGTGCCATCTGACATTTGCTGAGCATAAAAAGGATCCGCAAAACCAGAATCATTGAAGCGCAATAACAGTCTTCCATCTTCGGTCTTCTGGGTGTCGATCTTATTGATGCCTGGTATTTTTTTTGAAATCCTTACTAAAATATCTCGGAAAAGGCGTGGGTGTTCTCTTTCAAGAAATTGAACAACATTGCCTAAGTTGTCGCCATGCACGTTTAAATGCCTTTGCGGACCCGCCAGAGGTAAACTCCGGGCTGCGTCCGGGGTAAAATAGCTTAGATGCCAACCTTCAATAAACTCGCGAAAAGCGGATATTCTAGGGTGCTGCTTTAGCGTACCTAATGTGGCGATACCCAATCGCCGCCTGTCGCTCAATTCAACAACTTCCGTCTCTGCCACTTCGACATCGTCATCGGCATGTACAATTGGATGATCCTTCTCAAACTCCCTTAATAGCTTTTCAATTATCGATTGGGTGTCAGTCTCAATATCTTCTTGAACCCCCGTGCTCTCGCCTTTCCAAGCGACGCCGCGACCATTATTAAGAATAAGAAAAGAAAAAGGCCAACCGGAACTTTGACCTCTGCGCCTCTGTCTTAGCCTTTCTCGCAACACGAATGGACGCCCGGTTTTATCAATATCGAACGCCACTTCATAGGTGATAGGGCGAGAGTTGCTGTCTTCTTTGTAGTAGACATTAAATTCAATAGGACCGAGTTGCGCTTGAGTTCGAACTCTTGAAAAACCGCCTCTCCCGCGCGCGTCGCAAGCCTCTTCAACACCCAGCTTCAAACAGTCGGAAAGAAACCCAAAAGCATCAAAGAGCGTGCTTTTCCCAACGCCATTTTTGCCAATTACCGCGGTTAAGGGACTTAAAGGTAAGGATTTTTGCTGATTCCATAGCCGCCCAAAGGTAACATCCTTCAGCGATCTGAAATTTTTAACCTGAAAACCTTCGATTCGAGCCATGCGCTTCACCTTAGTGGACTTAGTTTTTTGAAAAAAACAACTGTCCCAAATACGTCGGCTCGATCTGCGATTCATTTCAAGCCCCTGGCTCAACTTTTACACACCCTGTTCCAAATTCCTATCACTCAATAATTGCATTTATGCGCACCACGCGCTGCGGTTCACATAACAACCTCCCTTATCCAGAACAGAATTACGTTCATCGTAATGCGCAGCAGTCAGGCTGCGACTTTGCACCCTGATTCTACACGGTTTGGCGTTAGGTGGAAGGTGTGCCGTGAATTTTGTACGATTATTTATTAATCGTACATTTTGTACTTGACGTATCATCGTACGTTTTGTACGGTAATCTCAACAAACGAGTTGGGATCTTTGAAATGCACTCCACATACCAGATCACCGGAAACGACCTTGCGAGAGCGCTTACTGGCCTGACAAAGCCAGTCAAGAAAGCCCGCGATAACACCCGCCAGAAGCGCGTGATGCAGATGGCTTGGAAGCTTTACCGCGCAAAGCAGGCCGAGAACCTCAAAGAAGTTGAGTACGCCAAGGCTAATCTGCCAGCAGATCGCTTTGCGAATTGGCTCAAGAACCAGACAGGCTTTAACGCCAAGCTGTTCGGCCACGCCCTGCGTGATGCTTACCAGTCAATTTTCATCGAAGACCATGCTCACCTGTTCACTGTCACCAGTGATGAAAGCCGCTTCATCGGCTCAGACAGCCGGTGGAGGTAAGACGATGGCTCACATGACAACAGTTAAATGTCAGTGCTGCAAAACTTCCTTTGAGGCACGAACAGCAGACGTAAATCGTGGATGGGGAAAATTCTGCTCAAAAGCTTGTAAAGCAACAAAGCAATCCCGGCGCACTGGTGTTTCCGGACCGCATTATGCGGCAACAAATCGAACAGTTCGGCAGATGGCGAAGGGCGATTACACGCCATCGAAATTCGATGATTTCGAGCCGTACATGCACGGTGGTGATGACCCTCACTACACCGGTGGCGGCTGGGGAGAGGAAAGCCCGAAATGACCCTCTGCACCTTCGTAACAATCCTTTTCATAATCGCCATAGCCGCAACAGCAGCAACGTTTCTCATGCTCTGCCATGCAGAAACAATGGCGGAAATCGCTCGGAGTGAAGTTGATGTCTGATCATCTCACCGCAGATCAGGTTGAGAAATACCTGACAGCAATCAGCACTGAAAAGACCGTTGATGAACGCATTGAAGCCGCGGGCGATTTGCTTGCCCGCCCTCTCCCTTACGATGCACGCCGTGAACTCCGGTCAATTTATCTCACCCTCACAGATCGTCAGTATCTGGCCGAAGAAGGAATTGCAGCATGAACGCTCAGGCACAGACAGAAACAGGCACAGATATTGTTGGTTACGTGGCGGCAAATCCGGTTTCTGTTCTCATTGATGAAAAGGTCTATTCTCAGTTCTACGAGCAGATCAAGGCTGAGACAGATGCGTTCAAGCCAGACCTTTCGACGGTGTCAAGCCGCAAGGAAATATCTTCCCTAGCCTACAAGGTGACGCGCACCAAGACGGCTATCGATGCAGCTGGCAAAAAGCTCAATGAAGACGCTCGCGCCAAGATCAATGCAGTTGATGCACAGCGCCGTAAGATCCGTGAAGAACTCGATACGCTGGCTGAAACTGTCCGCAAGCCGCTGACCGAATGGGAAGCTGCCGAAGAAGCACGCATCGAGAATATCAAAGCCACTCTCGCCCATATTGATGCGTGTGGCAAAGGTATCATCGGCGGCGAGCCGCAGCCGTTCGCCATTCTTTTCCGTGAACTGGAAGAAAAGATCATCATTGATGACAGCTTCGGTGAGTTCAGAGAACAGGCAGAAGCCGCAAAATCGGATGCGATCGCAAAGCTGAAAGCCGCCTTCGATGCTCACCAGAAAGCTGAATCTGAACGGCTCGAACTTGAACAGCTTCGCGCTGAAAAGCTGGAACGCGATCGGCTGGAGGCTGAACGCGCCGAAAAGGAACGCTTAGCCAAAGAGAAGGCAGAGCGCGAAGCGATTGCAAAGGCTGAATACGAGCAGACTGTGAAGCGTGAAGCTGAGGCGGCGGAACGCGCTCAGAAGGAAGCCGCCGAACGCGAAAAGCGTGCCGTTGAAGCCGCTCGCCTTGAAGCCGAGAAAAAGGCTCAAGAGGCAATAGCACAGGCAGAACGTGAAAAGGCTGACGCTGTCGCCAAGGCCGAGGCGGAAGCCCTCGCGGTAAAGCAGCAAGCCGAACAAGCCGAGAAAGAACGTGCAGCCGAAGCAAAGCGCATTGCCGATGAACAGGCCGCACGTGACGCCGACAAAGCTCATCGCTCCAAAATCATGAAGTCTGCGAAAGAGGCATTGATGGCTCAAGGCGCGGACGAAGAAACAGCCAAGAAGATCGTTCTCGCGGTTATCGCTGGCGAAATCCCCAACGTAACATTGAGGTTTTAATCATGGCCGCTCAAGCACTTGATATTCAGCATGATACCAATGCGCCCGTTTATCGCGGCGGCGAAGCACCGATGATTTCCATGATCGAACGTGTCGTTCTCGATCCCAATGCATCCGTGGATAAACTGGAGCGCGTCCTCCAGCTTCGGAATGAGGAAGTTGAAAACGCTCGACGTCGCGACCGTGAAGACGAGGCTTTAGCTGCGAAGAAAGCATACTTCAAAGCTATGTCTGCATGTCAGAATGACATTCCAGTAGTCATTCGATCAGGGAAGAACAAACACACAAGTTCGACCTACGCTGACCTGTCCGACATTGAAAAACAGGCAATGCCAGTCATTCATAAGCATGGTTTTGCGGTTTCGTTTCAGCCTGATGGCTACAATGAAAACGGTGAACTGCGCATTCTCTGGGAAATCTCACACGAAGATGGTCATTCGCGAAATGGTGTTGGTGAAATCCCTGTAGACGGTGCCGGCGCAAAAGGCGGCGTTAATAAGACTGGTACACAGGCTTTCGGTAGCACAGCAACTTATGGTCGCCGTTATCTGCTTTGCATGCTGTTCAACATCAGCACCGGCGATGACAAAGACGGCAACGCACCAAAGACAGAAGTAGAAACCATTTCAGAAGATCAGCAGATGAAAATCCGTGAGCTTTTGGAAGCTACGGAATCCGACGAAAAGCAATTCTTGTCGCTCGGGAACCTCAACAATCTTTCCGACATGGCGGTAAACCAGTTCGATAACGCCATGAACATTCTCAAGCAGCGCCTTGCTAAGCGGGGTCATTGATCATGGAAGTATTCAACATGGATCAGGGAGGAGACGAGTGGTTTAAGGCTCGTCTCGGAATCCCTACCGCTTCTAAGTTCGCAACAGTCATGGCGAAAGGCGAAGGCAAGACCCGTTCCGAGTACATGCGAAAGCTGGCTGGTGAAATCATCACTGGTGAAGTGACTGAGAGCTTTTCAAACTCTCACACCGAGCGCGGCAAGGAAATGGAAGATGAAGCCCGCCAGACTTACGCTTTCATCAACAGCGTTGAGCCTGAGTTGGTCGGCTTCATCCGCAACGGTGAAAAGGGCGCAAGTCCTGATAGCCTGATCGGTGTGATTGGCGGTCTGGAAATCAAGACGGCCTTGCCTCACATCCAGATCGATCGTTTGGAGCGTAACCGCCTGCCGCCAGAGCATAAAGCGCAGGTACAGGGCAATCTCTGGATTTCAGACCGGGAATGGTGGGATTTTGTGTCTTACTGGCCTCGCCTACCGATGCTCTGCGTCCGCGTGTTCCGCGATGAAGATTACATCAAAACCATGTCCGACGAGATTGACCGCTTCAATGATGAGAAAGCGGCACTGATCGAGCGTATCCGCTCTTACGGTCAGGAACCGGCGAAGGACGCAGCGTAATGGCCGGCTCAGTGAACAAAGTTATTCTGGTTGGCAATCTTGGTGCTGATCCAGAAATCCGTCGCCTCAATTCTGGCGATCCGATTGCCAATCTGCGCATCGCGACTTCGGAAAGCTGGCGCGACCGTCAGACCGGGGAACGCAAGGACCGCACAGAGTGGCACAGCGTTGTCATCTTCAATGAAAACCTTGCCAAAGTTGCAGAACAGTATCTGAAAAAGGGTGCCAAGGTCTATATCGAAGGCGCGCTGCAAACTCGCAAATGGCAGGATCAGAACGGCAATGATCGCTACAGCACTGAAATCGTCCTGCAGAAGTTCCGCGGGGAACTGCAGATGCTCGACGCACAGCGCGACGGCTCCAGCCAATCCAATCAGCGTCAGCAGGAACGACAATCGTCTTACGGCGAACAGTCGAGCGGCTTTAGCCGTGACCTTGACGATGAAATCCCCTTTTGAGGTGAGCCATGAGCAGAGCAACCCTCGTAATCAACAATGACCTTGTGCGCCAAAAGGCAATCAACTGGCTTCGCAGCTCAAAACTGCCTTGGGGAACGCGCGTAGAGTTTAAAGCCCCAAAGCGTTCGCTGCCACAGAACGATAAAATGTGGGCGATGCTCACAGAGATAGCGGATCAGGCCCGATACCACGGCGTGAAGCTGGCTTGCGACGACTGGAAGCTGATCTTTCTCGACGGTCTTAAGCGAGCCAAGCAGCAGGAACTGCGCTTTGTGCCAAACCTCGACGGCACCGGCTTTGTAAATCTCAGCACATCATCATCCGATCTTTCAAAGGATGAAATGGGTGAACTCATTGAGCTTATCCACGCATGGGGTGCACAAAACGGTGTGACGTTTGCAGACGATGAAAGGGCTGCATCATGATCATTTCATTCATTGCATCAAAGTTCCGCAATCTCTGGGAACGCTTCGTTGATCCTTTGCCTCGCCTCCACCGTGAAGCGAACAAGCTCAAAGCCGAACTAGAAAAGGCCAAGCGTCAGAAGAAGGCTTATAAGCACATCGAGCGCGACTACGTGCGTAAGACTGCTGAAATCATCGCAGTTGAACGTGGCGTGTCATACCGCAACGGCTCTCTGGATTGGGGGCAGTGATGGCGCGGCTTGAATTCAGCAAGAAGACAAAGCGGCTAGCTCTTGAACGCTCCCAGATGCGGTGCGAAGCTGTTGGTGCATTATACGGACTTGATGACGGTCAGCGCTGCTCTGCACCTCTTTCAAATGGAGTAGAGTTTGATCATGAGCTTGCGTCCAGCAATGGCGGCGATAACAGCTTAGAGAACTGTGTATCGGCCTGCATTCGCTGCCATCGGTTCAAAACCAGTAAGTTTGATACGCCACGCGCAGCAAAGACAAAGCGTCAGAGCGATAAAAGCACCGGTGTCGTTCGCCCGAAAGGCACGATCAAAAGCGCTGGCTTCCCGAAATTCGAAAAGCCTGGCCGCATCGACAAATCCGCCCTTCCCCAATTGCCATTGTCCCGGCTGATGCAGTCAGGGATTGCGAGGACGCGAGCATGAAAAACCGCCTAATAGATTTGAACAATCATCTATTCGCCCAGTTGGAACGGCTCACCGATGAAGAATTGACACCTGAACAGATCGCGACCGAAGCCAAACGCTCGGAAGCTATTGTTTCGATCAGTGAGCAAATCATTCAGAACGCAGATCTTGCACTTAAGGCGGTCAATACAATCGCTATTCGCGGCGAAAAATTTAAGCCAGCGCTTCCCATGATTTTTGACAAATCAAAGCAGATAGATGGGGTGGCAGAATGAAGGGGCGTTCTATTCCATACTCTGCCGCGGAACTTGCATGGCTTGAACACTACCGTTCGTTGGTAATCGGTGACTATTGCCGAATATTCAACGCCACCTTCGATCGACAGGTTTCAGAGATTAATCTCCACAGTCTGCGCAAGCGCAAAGGTTGGAAGACAGGGCGCACCGGATGCTTTGTAAAGGGGAATGCTCCGCATAATAAAGGCAAGCCATGCGCGCCGGGGAAAGGTGGCAATCATCCGAACGCCCGAAAGACGCAATTCAAGAAGGGCCAGCTTCCACACAACACGCGCTACCTCGGCCATGAGAGGGAGACAAAAGAAGGTTACATCGAAGTAAGCGTCTATCAGACGAACCCACACACCGGCTATGAGCGTGATTACGTTCTAAAGCATCGCTATCTCTGGGAGCAAGAAAACGGACCGCTTGCAGATGGCTTTGTCCTCAAATGCCTGGATGGAAACAAAGCGAACACAGATCCAGCAAATTGGGAGCCGATGCCCCGCGCTACCCTGCCTTATCTAAACGGGCACCGGGGGTTTGATTACGAGGCCGCTGCGCCGGAAGTTCGCCCTTCAATGATCACTTTTGCGAAGCTGAAACACGCTCGGAAGCAGGCGCTTTCGAAGATCGAGGATTTGCGCTCATGACCATCCCAGATGAAGCAGTACAGGCGGAAGAGAGAGCCAAAGCGCGCGCTGCGGCTGTCATATGCGAGGTAGGTGCGCTTTGCGGCTGGCCCGGCCCTGATTGTAAAAGCACAGAGGCTGCGCAAGCTCTGTTCGATGCCGGGATGCTCACCGCAGCCGCCCCATTCCTGCAAGTGGTGAAGGTGAAGGCGCTGGAGTGGCGTGAAGACAAACTTCAGGATGGCCGTAAAAAGTGGCTGTCTTCGGAAGAGGTAATAACTGAAACACACCCGTCATGGGAAAATCAGGGCTTTCACCTTTTCTATGCCGCCAAAACATTTGACACCCTCGAAGCCGCCAAAGCCGCAGCACAGGCCGACTATGAGGCTCGAATCCTGTCCGCAATCGATGTTTCCCCTTCCCCGCGTGCGCAGGCGTTGGAGGCTCTTTTCGATGCCGTCACACTGATGCAAAAGCATGACGAAAAGTTTGAGGGCGAGATACCGTTAGCGACAATCCAAAAGGTCTACGCGGCGCACACAGCAGCAATGCGCGCCCTATCTCAAGGCACAAGCTCAGAGCGTGCGCAGGCGTTGGAGGAAGCGCTCCGTAAGATGGTTGCGTTATATGAAAGCGAACGCGACCCCGGAGATTATGGTTTTCAGCGACCTGACTGGCTTCTAGCCGCCCTCTCATCTCAGCCTGTAGCGGATGGGTGGCTGCCGATTGAGACAGCGCCGAAGGATGGGACGGTTATTGACCTTTGGTCGAGTGAGTTCGGCAGACAGCCGGATTGTTTCTGGGGAAAGCGTGAGCATCACTGTGGCGAAGCCGGTCAATATTGCGATAGCGACTGGCACAGCGAGCCTGATGCTTGGATCGACAGCGCGCAGAACACCCAAACTTTCGATGACATAACCCACTGGCACCCCCTCCCAGCCTCACCGCGTTCGTCATGTGCCTGTTGCGAGAATTGAAGGTGATCCCATGACCCTCATTGACAGACTATCCAAACTGGACCGGCCTGATAGGGAAGTGGATGGCGAGATAATGCAAACCTTCGATCCTGATCTATGGGCAAAAGCATACATTCGGGCTCAAGAGCCGTGCGGATGTAGTAAAGAAATGGCAACTGAGGGAGCCAAGTGGCGAGCACCACAATACACCGCCTCTGTAGACGCGGCTATCGTGCTGGCTGAGCGACTTTTCCCCGGCACGGAATATGAGTTCACCAATCTGTACAACATCGTTCGCGTGACAATCGAGATGAACGGCGAGTACGGAGGCTTTCACGGCGAGCATGTCAATTCGCTACCGATTGCAATCTGCATCGCCATCTTGCGCGCAAAGGAGGCCAGCCATGGCGAGTAAGGAACTGAGAAGGCAGCTTGAAATAAGCCGAGTATATGGCGAGAAACATTTGCGCGACTGGTGGACTGCCTACCTCAACGCCAGCCCACTAGGAGAGCAGAGCGAATGAGCTTCAAAGCGATAATGAGATGCTATGCCGCTTATGTACTCATCGGAGTAATCACGTTCGGATACGTCGCCTCATCCCCCGGATGCGAAGATAAGTTCTTCACGTCAAAGGAAGAATGCTCTGCAACAAAGGGGCTTCTCGGAGCATCGTTATGGCCTCTCTACTGGACATGGGAAGGTTTCGCTATCGGTCGCCAAGCCCTGAAAGGCGGTGAGTGATGAAGCTGCTCACGCCCGAACAGGCCGCAGAAGCCTTAAGCATTTCCCATCGTCACCTAATCCATTTGACAGATGACGGTGAGTTGCCTTTCATTAACATAGGCAGAGGCATGCGGAAAATCCGCCGATATGAGCCGGCAGATATTGAAGCATTTAAGAACCAACGAAAGACAACCGAATGCCAGTATACATCCGAAAAGACAGCAAGGACGGCACGTACTCCTACGAGTTCCGGCTACGCGGTCATCGATTTTCGGGCAACACGGGAAAAACTTCGGAACGAGAAGCGCTCAAAGTAGAGCGGCTAAAGAGAGAGGAAGCTGCGCTTGAAACAGCAAACGCAGCAGCCTTTCAATCTGACGATTTGACGTTTGAAATCGCTGTTACAAAATACTGGGATGAGGTTGGTCAGCACCACACGAACAACTTGACCACGCTCTGGTCACTGGATTGGCTACAAGCTGCTATTGGGCGCAAAACAAAGCTCAGCAAGATAAATGACCGAAAGGTCGCCGAGTTAGTAGCGAAGCGTCGGAATGAATTAATTCCGAACCGCAAAGAACCTCAGAAGATTTCTCCCGCCACCGTTAACCGCACGATGACACAGCCTTTGCGCGAATTAATTCTGCGCGCCGCAAAGGTCTGGAAAGTAAAGGTCAATGATATTGACTGGTCGCAGCACCTTTTGCCGGAAAAGGGCGAACGAGTGCGCGAAGCATCAATCGGGGAAGAAAGCAAGATAATGGGAGAATTAGAGCGCGGCTACGATGTTGCTGTGCGCTTTGCTTTTCTCTCAGGTTGTCGTCGCATGGAGATATTGGGCCTTGGATGGGCGCAAGTGGATTTCTTTGGAAAGACGTTCACGGTCACCGGTAAAGGCAACAAAGTGCGGATCATCCCAATGTCTCAGGCAATATTCGAGCTGCTATGGGATGAAAGAAACCATCATAAAGAGAAGGTTTTCACATTCGTAGCAAAACGAACGCTAAAAAAGCCAGAATACGTTCGTGGAGAAAGATACCCACTGACGGAGAGCGGACTGAAAAGCGCTATGCGCAGAGCGGTGGCTGACGCAGGAGTTGAGAACTTTCGTTTTCACGATACGCGCCACACAGCTGCGACCCGGATTTTAAGAGCCAGCAACCTGCGGGTTGCCCAGAAACTGCTCGGCCATACCGACATCAAAACTACCACGAAATATGCACATGCAATGATGGAAGATGTGCGTTCTGCACTCGATGCAATGAGCGCCACGGAAAACGCCACGGACTACACAGCAGCAGATATTAAGCAGTTGAAAACTAAGGGAGAATAGAGCGAAGGGGATTTTTCCCCCAGTCAAGTGCGCTACCGGGCTGCGCTACGCTCCGGACCATGAAAAAGCCCTAGGATATAAAGACTTGCGGTGCAAGGCCTATTTTCCATAAATGTGAAAATGGACACAGTTACACCGCTTACCGGTTCAGATTACGTGTTGCGGATCTGATAGGTTTCCGGAACGTAAAGATAACCCTCGCCTTGCCGTTTGAGATAAGCGAGCGAGGGAAATGGCATGTGATAACCGATGAATGGAATACGGTCTGTCGCAAGCATATCAAAAATTCGCTTTCTGGTTTCTGCCGCCATTTCCTTGTCAGCATCGAACGAGACGTGCCAGTCCGGACGCTGCAAGGTAATCACAGAGTGATTGGCCGTATCGGAGATCAGCATCAGTTGTTTGTCACCCGACTCAATGCGAAATGCCAGATGTCCAGGCGTATGGCCATAAGCCCCCACGGCATGAATTCCGGGAACAACTTCCTTGCCGTCATCAGTAAAGGTTGTCTTTTCAGCAAGCGGCTTCACATTCTTCTCGACCATCTGCGCGACAGTCTTAGCCGGACTTTCAAGACGTGCAGGATTAGTCCAGAAATCAAATTCTTTCTGCCCCGCCACATATCGCGCATTTGCAAAAGCCGGCTTATCGCCGTCCATCAGGCCGCCAATATGATCGGGATGGAAATGGCTAAGCACAACGAGCGACACGTCATCTGCCTTATAGCCCGATGCCTCAAGCGCACTGACTAGCCTGCCCTGCCCCTTGTCACGCGCGAGCGCTCCCATGCCGGTATCGAACAAAACCAACTCCTCACCCGTATTGATGAGAACGGGTGTGAAACTGTTCACAAAACGATCAGGCGGAAGCAGATTTTCCTCCAAAAGTGCCGCGACATCTTTCGGGTCCTGATTGATGGCATATGTTTTTTCCGGCGCTTCGCCCGCACGACGCCCATCAGAAAGCGTAGTTATCTCGAAATCACCGAACTGAAAGCGATGAAAGCCGGGGTTTTCGATCTTCGACACGGGCGTCTCCGCCTGTGATTGTGTGCTTTTAAATGGTGACAAGGCCACCCCACCACTCGCAGCAGAGGCCGCAACAATGAAATTTCGTCGTGAGATAGCCATCAATCGCTCTCCAGAATTGGTTGCAATGATTAAGGATAGCGTAAAAA